CCTTTTATTGCATGAGATCCCTGTGCATCGCCATTAGAACTTGGTGTCTTTTTATCTTCTACTATATCTGCTAATGCCTTTTCTGTCTCTTCTATCTGTCTTTTTACTTCAGTTATCTGTGCTATTGGTTCTGATCCCTGTTGTGATGTATTATAGCCACCTAGGCCTCTAACTCCACCATATCTTCCTTGAGTCATTCCAGTTGAGCCATTTTCTTTCTTTTTACCTTCTACTCCATTCTGCATACTTCCACAAAATGCTCCTGGATTCTTCTTATCTTGATTCTTTGATTCGCATTCATCGAAACTTCCTTTGCCACCCTTACCGTCTGGTATAGGTTTTGTTATATTATCCTTCTCTTTTGGTTGCTGATGGCCACTGCCTGTCCATGTACCCTGCTGATCTTGGTTTTCCTCGTTTCCGAATCCACCAACTTCCTCTCTTGTCTTCTTATGCCAACCTGCTTCAGTTGTTCCTTCGTCTGAATCTGATATGGTTGGATCTGTAGTAACTCCTAGTTTTCTATTTGAACTGGTATCTCTATCTACATCTTGATTGTACATACTGTGTTGATCTCCCTGTGCAGAACTAAAGTCAGGCTTTGTTACATAACATCCAAACTTATCACATTTGATAAGCATCTTACCATTTCCAATATCTTCATGTTCTACCATAGCTTTTGACAGTGGATTTGTGTGAGTTATCAATGCCAATGGAACTGCTGGATCTTCACATACTGCTACCTCATAATGTTCTAAATCAGTTAAAGCATATGCAATAGATCCATCTTTCATCTTTACTGGCTCTCTATCAGCCTTTGTTGCTCCACCGAAACTTAATCCTTTGTACTCGCCAGATGTAATCTTCTTCCATATATCATCATCTAATTCATAGTCTTTGTGTATCTTTCCTGTTATCTTAATTGCTGGATATACATTACCTTCTGCATCTTGTGCTTCAGTCTTTGCAAAATTGATACCTTTACCTACAACCCTATTTGAATGTGTATCTGTGATAGGTGCTCCCCTATCCATCCATGTTGGTAATACTTTGTATAATTCATCAACTATAGTTATCTCTCCCTGCTTGTCCTTCATTTCAACTGTTAATAGGCCTTCAAAGAACCTTTCATCACTATCTGATTTAGCCATTAAACTCTTCGTTACTATTGTTCTAAAGAATACGTCATCCATATGTTTTCATATATACTCTTCATTTATAAAGTTGTCTCTAAACTGGTAAAGGGTTGGTAAAAAATACCCTATTTACCTGTCTTTGTGGTCTATGCCTCGACTTCTTTCTTGGCCTTAGTCACTACATAATCAGCAGTAAATCCAATCGTTAGACCTACCAATACTATTCCAGCATCGGTTAATCCATCTACTATTTGGACTTGTGCAATAGCCAGAGCAGCAAAAGTAGCGACAATCAGTGATCCTGCGAGTCGTCTTATAGAATAAGGCTCTCCGTCAGAATGTAACCATCCTCTTAGCGTGTTCAGACCTGCTCCTATTGCTGATGCAATAGCGACAAGTATTAATGCTTCTACCATGAGAGAGCATAGCAGAGGTTGTATTTAAGGATTACAGAAAATTTGATAACTGTACGAAGGCTATAATCGAGCCTACTACACCCAAAACTATCATTACGAAGGATTTTACCATCTGTCTTTTATCCATAGTATGTGTCCTATATTCGTCAAATTTAGTCTCTAATCTAACAGTCTTGATTGTATTATCATCGACTTTTTCTTCAATCTTTTTAAGTTCTTCTTTAACATATGATTCGAATTCCGACATTTTAATCCCTTATAGGAATGAGTTGCTTTGCTTCTATCAAGGCCAATACAATTGGTGGGTTTGCCATTATGGTTTCTATGAATCCCTGATCACCATTTGCCTTTCCATCAAATGATCCACAGTTATAGCATATCCATACTTCGTGTTCTCCATCTCCATAACCGTACTTCTTCTTGCCACACTTACATCTCTTTGCCATATGAAACTATGGAAGGCTTTATATTTAAGTATATTCATACAGTACCATGGCCAGTAGCATATACATCTATACTAATCTACAAGATTATGAGAATTTATACAAGGGTAAACAAGAAGCATATACATATGAGACTCCTATAATAGACTTATTTATAAGACCTAGAGAGGGGGATGCTGTGACTGATTCAATACCAACAAACAAACTATGGGTAATTACACAAACAGATAAGGTAAAAATGAGACCTTCATTAGAAAGAACTATAGTACATTTCAGCAATGGAACCTGTTTTGATTTTTGCAGTGGTAATGAACTACAGGTACAGAAAGAGAAAGTATTCTATAATCCAAAAAACAATCAATTAGAGTTTTATCCTAGAACACTTAGAAAACCATTATTGTCTCTTAAGGTAGACAAGGTAGTAGGTGGTAAACCTAATAAGAAATCAAAGATAAGATTTAAAAATAAATACTACGATATGACACATGATAGGTTAAACCTGTTTGTCTAGTTTTATCTTCAGAGCAGCAGGATTTAATGAGATAGTAAGACTGCTAAAAGAAACAAATACAAAATTAGGTAATATAGAAAAGTTGATGGAGTTCTTACTATCTCCACCTGATCTAAAAAAATATAAAAAAGGAATGAGTTTTAATGATTTACCTCGAAAACCTTTTAGTGACCAAGCTTAGCAAGTTTTTCTATTCTGGGTTTTAATTTCATAACCAACTTTGCAAGTGGATATGCAACTACCAAGTCAACCATAACACTCTGCCATACAAAATTTGCGAATTGATCTGCATCTAGTCCTATGACAAATAGCATCCATGGAATTGTGACTGTTAGATATCCTATAGCAAATATAGGAGTTATGATTAAATACTCTACAATACCAGATATGACATCATGTATACTACAATCACATCTAGGTACAATCGTTTTTTTTCTTTTCCAGTCCATGTTTAAACACGAACTGTATAATATTTAAGTTATCGTCTATTTCCTATATTCTTTTCCATTATATGTTTCCAATCCTTACCATGCTTCTTACGCATGGAAATCCAGAATGGATCTGCACCAAACATTCCACCTTTCTTATTATATTCTTTTGTAACATTTGCTATCTTTCTATGGCATTTCCTACAAAATCTTGCATTTATCTGCTCAATGTTGAATCTATGTTTCCCACAAAAGAAACATAACCCATACATCTTCTGTGTTACAGTAGCAAGTAATGGTTCTCTTCCACGCTTACCTGCACACTCACCACATATATCAACTATAGTGGCAGCAGTAGCGTCTTTTGAAAAACAGTTAATACATATAGCTTCTTTGTAATTGTCTACGTGTGTGTATTCGTCAGCTTGATGTTTATCCCAAAGCTTTTTACCGATGTCTAAGCCACCAGTATCAACGTTTAACTTAGTACCCATTACTTCTCTGCTTTAAGAACTCTCTTTAAAGCATCCTGTAAGAATATGTATACATTGTTTGCCGAGTAGTCATTAGTAGAAACCTTTCTACTTGCTTTCTTTATCTCTTCTATTGTATCGTCTATTAGTTTAAAATTAGCAGTATAAACTGAGCCTGCTCGTTTTATAGTATCGTTGTATTCCTTTGTTACTTTCTTATTAAATTCCTCTACTCTCTCCACAACCTTACCAGTAATTTCTGCCTTTGGCTTTACTTGTACCGTTGCTTTTGTTTTCTCTCCTTTACTTTTCTTCGTCATCTTCCCACCTCCTTGTTTGACCTAATTCGTCTTTAACTATTCGTCTAGCTTGTCTTACTGTCATAAATGCTTTACTTCTTAACTCAGACTCTGTTTTTTGCTTTGTCCATCCAAAGTCTACTGATGTTTGTAATGTACGTTTAACTGCTTCGAAGTTTGCTGGTGTTATACCGTCTGGGAAATTCTTTCTACTTAATGATGTTCCATGACCACTTGCTGGATGTCCACCTGCTATACCACCTACTTTAGATGGAAGTTTATGCTGTGGCTCTCCTTCAAACCTTTGCTGATCTTCTTTTGGTGCTGCTGTACCTCTACCTCGTCCACCAGGTTTTACAGGGGCATTTGGATTTGTTGCCTCATCTTCTCCCATACCAGCCATCTCTGCTGTAGTAATAACTGGATCCTTTGAAACTTTGAATTCTCCTGTATGTGTTCTGCTTATCTCAAATCCTAGACCTTGCAATGATTTCATATTTTCTATCTCTACTCCCTGTATCTGCAAGTCTCTTAATCTGTCTGTCTCTTCTCCAGACTTTAATCTTAACTCCCAATCATCAATACCTCTTAATGATGCTAACTTTGCTAAGAATGATTTTAATAGAATGTCTTGGCCCCATTTGATTGCTCTGTTTGTAATTGTAACCTGCAAACCTTCTTGTGACCAACCAGTTGGTAGTTCACCGAAGTATAATGGAAGTACTCCATATATTGCACCGATAATCATTCTAAGTTCTTTTCTAACTGCAATGAATTCTAATTCTTTAAGTGAACCTGTAAAGTCAAGCCACTGTGCCATGTTTTTACCACCTGGCTTGTCAGATTCAACTAACAGTGGGTGGATCATGTATGGATCTTCTGTGGCCTTTTGTTCAAGTGCATCCCAAGACTTTCTAAATGTTTCGTAATTACGTGAAGCAATTACTAACATACCTCTTGGAGGTCTCATTTTATCGAAATATTTTCTAATGTATTCGTCCATATGTGACAAAGACATTACCTTTGACCATACTGCATAGATAGGAGAATAACCATAAAGTAGTCCTGGCCTATATTTACCTGCCCTCCAAATTATCTCACCCTCTCCGTAGATAACTCTTTTAGGTTGTGGTATACCAATGGAATAAACAGAGTTAACTTCAACTACTGCCTTCAATGCTTTTGTACCACATACATCACATCTGTCTCCAGTAAGTCTCTTTCCTCTATGCTCAAACTTTGGACAAACAAAAACTGGATTATGTTTATCATCATAACCAACTCTACCGTCACTGTCTGCAATCATAGCGACTTGTGGTGGGTCTACCCTTATCAATTCTTTAACTTCTGATTTTTCATGATCTATTTCTCCAGTAGCGTCATCAATCCAATAATTCTTTAACACTAATAGGTATGCATTGTCTGCAATTTCTAAATCTCTTTCTAACATTCTAACTATATCTTCTAATGATTGTTCGTTTGCGTTTACTGGTTTATTTAACAAGTCTTCTAGTATCTGTCTATTCTCTGGTGTTGGCCTTAACAAGTCATGACTTCCACAAGTATCACATTCCAATGGACCTTCCAAAGCATTTCCTTTTGGTTGTCTTACTGGGAATTGTGGCTTCTTGGCTGCCTTTGATGATGTTGTTGAACCTATTGTACTCTCATTATCTTCATTTGTTGAGTTTGGCTGTTCATCTCTCTGATCACCTGCTAGTGGTGCATATTGGAATTCCTTTGAACAGTTAGCACATTTAAACTTCCATTTTTCTACTATCTCAAATCCATTCTTAAACATCTCACGGTTGATAGTTTCAATAGGTATTCTAAGAGCATCTACATTATCTGCAAGCTCATAGATCATTATAAGAGGAAATGGAAATATTGGCAGTTTGGCTCCTGTATCGGTAGCCATATAGGGTTGGGCAATACTAGGTCTTACGGTTGATTCTGTAAATGATTTACTTCTATAACTGAATATACCTTTCAGTGTATCTACAAAACCCATATCTACTGTTTATACCTACAATATATAAACTTTGTTAAAGAACTGTAATGTTTTTGTAACTAGCCACCATGCTGTTTGCAATCGACATCTCGATGGTCGAACGTGCAAATACAAGTTCTTTTAGGTTTTGATACCTCTGTTTCTGTTCTACCGAATTTAACCATATATTTATAGTGCATAAGATATTTATATAGTTGTGGGTGGTGTGAGTACGCATACCTGAGTAGATTCATACGAAAGGGAGGACTGGCTTTACTACCCAGCCCACAATCTTTAAAGGTATTTAAATACTAGATTATCTATGGAAGATTGGGATCTTATTAGCGAAGCTGCTAGAATGGTAATGGATGCTTTCAAGAGAAAAAAGCCCACACCATCAACAAA